AATGCAGATGAAGGTGCTAGTAGTACCGTTGTATTTGGAAACTATGAAAGATTAGTATTCAATAACTCCTTTAGTGATGTAGTAAGAGGACCTAACAAAATTACAACATTTAATGATGGCAGTGCTTGGATAGGTGGAATCGGTATTCATTCAGATACACAAGCATATTATGCTGGTGGTACTCATAAATGGTATAAATCAACGTCCCAAACTGCTTTCACCGAACAAATGAATTTGGATGGAAGTGGTAACTTAAATGTATTGGGTAATTTAGTAGCAGCTCAAGTTAATACTGGACAAGGTTTAACTGAAGTTCACTTAATGAACCAAAATGTTAGAACAACTGATGCTGTAACATTCTCAACAATTAATACGGGACAAGGTGTAACTGAAGTTCACCTAATGAATCAAAATATTCGTACAACTGATAACGTAACGTTTAATCAGGCAACTATTACAAATGGTGCAACGGTAAATGGTGGTAGACGAGTACAAGGTGTAAGTGATGGTGCAGTTACAGCATTGGGTGCAACTGCTTATAGTGGTTGGTATAGAATAGCTAGAAGTGGATTGGCAACTGCTGGAAATGGTCTTAGAGGTGCGGCAAAAGTAACGGTTACATCAAATGGTGGATTTATAGCACCTGCACAGGATGTAATTAAATTATATAAAGATTGGACAACTACTGCGCTAATTGGAACTGTTGAAAACTATTTAGGTGGACTTTTCACTCAATTTAGAGTAACAATGGATGCGGATTACGCATACTTAGAAGGATTCTTAACTTCAATAAATTTGGGCGGTAGTAGTAGTTGGATTGTATATGTTGAAAACTATGGCTTAAATCCAAACCAATGGACAGCTTATACTGAAAACTTAACAGCAGGATTAGGTTCACCGGTTGCTTCATATACATTAGCAAAAATTAATAATGGATTTACAACACCTGCATTATCTGTAGCAGGTAATATAACTTTAGGTGGTACAATAGATACTGGACAGGGTGCAACTGAGGTTTATTTAATGAACCAAAATGTTCGTACAACTGATGATGTTACATTTAATGATTTAACACTTAATGGTGGTGACCTTTTCTTATCAAATGGTACATCTAATAGAATAGTATATAATACAAATGGTGTAGCAGCTCCTACATTTACAACTAGAAGTGCTGGTACAAAAATGGTACTTTATTCTGAAATAGGAGCATCTTCGGTAGATTATGCATTGGGTATTGAAGGAAATACAATGTGGTATTCGGTACCTGTAGCTGGAGCAGCAAGATTCTTTAGATGGTATGGTGGTACTACAAACATAGCAACATTAGATAGTGCTGGTAAATTTACTTTAGTAGGTAATACGGCAACTGGTATAGCAAATAACTCTTTCAACGTTGCAAGAACAACATTAGGTACAATTCATATTGCTAATGGTGGTGGTACTTCTGGTAACAACAACCAAGCAGCAATAACCTTCCAAGGTGATACTTCAACTCAAGCGCAAGCTGGTATATATGTTTCAAATAATAGTAGTAGTGGTACAGCTATGGGATTCGCAACAACGGACTCATACGGTACAGGTCCACAATTATTCTTAACAGCAACAAATGCTGGAGCTGTAAACTTCCCAAGAGCAATACCAACTGCACAGGGTACTTCATTGGTAACAAACAATGGTGGACAGTGGAATATAAGAGCATACCCAAGACGTTCAGATGGTACAAACGTAGATTTCATTTATTCTGCACAAAGTGGGCAACCAACTTATGTTTGGGGTACAAACGATGGTACAAACTTCTATGTATGGAATCCATCAAACTTTAGTGTAACATCTGCTACAAACGCATCAAACGTAGCTAGTGGTGATGTAACAAGTATTGGTCTTAATGCTGCGTGGACATTGCCTGGCACATCTATAAGCAATGGATTTAGAGTTTATAGATATTCAGATAGCGCAACAAATAAACCAGCTTCAGTAGATAATGCTAACTGGTTGATTAATATATACTCACATCCAACGGGTGGTACGGCATCATATGGTCATCAATTAGCAGCAACAGATAACGAAAGTATTTATTTTAGATCTGTTATAAATGGTTCATTTGGAACATGGAGAACATTCTTACATTCAGGAAACTTTAACTCATATGCACCAACATTAACTGGTGGTGGGGCAAGTGGAACTTGGAGTATTAATATTACAGGTACCGCTGCATCTGAAACTTTAGCAACCGTAACCGGTAGAGGTGCAACAACTTCTACATTAGTTTACTTTAACGGAGCAGAATCAATTCGTGTTTATGGTATAAGAGGTCAGTTTACAAACGAATATATGCACCTATACAATAAAGTTGGTATAGGACATCCTGGTGGTTGGGGACAAGGTGAAGGAAATACACCAAACACAGGTCTTTCAACATATGGAGCTGTAAACTTATCTTACGCAGCAGCAACAAATAATACTGTTTTAGGTTCTTGGAATATTGATGGTAGTACAATAAACTCTACCAATGATGCAACTCTTTATGTAACGGCAACCAATAATAACGATTGGGGTGTTGTTGTAAACAAATATAATGGTTCGGCTAGTGAATATGGTTTGGAGGTAAGAGTTGGTGCTGGTGCATCTTATGGTTATTCTTTATTGGGTAATGGTACAAGATGGTTTTATGTATCTGGAATCGGTGACATTTATAATGATGCAATATATGATAGAAGTGATACATCTTATAGATTAGTTTATGAGGGTGCATCTAGAATTTCAAGACTTAATCTTAACAACGCAAGAACAAGTTCTTCTCAAAGATGGCCTGTTGGTCACTTTGATGTTGGTGAGGCTGTATTTGAAATGGACCCAACTTGGACTAATGACCAATTACAAGCATATTTTAATAGTAGTAATGTAAGTTGGGTATCTGATTCAACAGCACCTGGTGGATATGCAATATCAATTGTTGGTGCTGTAAACGTTGGTGGTGGATATAATAGTGGTTTCCCTTACATTGCTATTGACCAAGATGATGTTTATTATATGGAGTGTTGGATACGAAATGTATCTGGTACTAATGGACACTATATGGGTTCTATGGAGTATAATGAATCGTTTGGTTCGCCGGCTGGTGGACAGGGTAACCCTGGTTCGTTTGGTTATTGGGTAATGAGTAATACAAACCCTGGAACTTCTTGGACTAAAGTAACTGGATATATTGGTGGATTTGGTGGTTCAGTTGGGCAATTTGAAGTTGGTGCAAAATATTGGACACCACAAGCCTTATTCAACTATACTGGTGGTGGTACTTGTTATATAAGTGGTTGGAAGATAATAAAAGTAAGTGTACCTGCAAATAGAACATTCAGAAATGAGGTAACGGTTAATGGTACATTAAATCCGAATGGACAAATACAAATTAGGAATACATCACCTACAATTACCTTTAGAGATACCGACCACGCAACAGGATTCATACATGTTAATAGTAATATATTCTATATTCTTAGAGGTAATACTGATGTCGGTAATGGCAGCTGGAATACTGTAGGCAGTGGTTGGTGGCCATTAGAAATTAACTTAACAAACAATAATGCACAATTTGGTGGTACGGTAACTGCATTCTATGATGTAGTTGCACAAAGGTTTGTTGATAGAGATTCACCGGGTTATATATTGGACCCAGCATCAACTTCTAACTTAAACATATTAGAAACTAGAGGTGTTGTTGTAAATAGGGATGCTAACACAGCTACGGCAACTGCTGGTTATCTATCATTCTGGACTGGAAATGGTACAACATCAAGAGCACAATTTGTTCGTACTGACCAATTATATGGTACACATGGTGCGGTAACTAACCAATATGCACAATATTGGTTGATGGATACTACAAATAGAGGCTGGATATTCAGATATGCAACTTCTGATACCGCAGGTACTAATGTATTCTCTATAAGAAATAATGATGGTAGAACAACAATAGGAACTTCATTTTCAGCTGGAGCGGGTACTAGGGCACAACTAAATGTTTCTGCTGGTACGGGTGGTACTACTCAATGGCGCGATATTGATATACAAGGTTCTTGGTCAGCTGGAGAAGAACATGCTATTACAGCAACTCACGGAAGTGCATTAGGTAATATTGTTGGACAAATGGTGTTCAGACATGATTCTCCTGGTTCAAGAATTAGATGGGGTAGATTGTACGCAAGTGGTGACCAATCCAACTATCCAATGGAGTTGATAAGTAATAACTCTGGAACTGGTGCAAGATTGGAAATGAATGTGGGTTCAATGAGAGCGCCACTATTTGAAGATTATGATAACGTTGCATATTTCTTAGACCTTAATGCGGCCGCATCGGCTTGGAATCGTTCTTTAAGAACATTGGGTTCAATAACATTTAGTGATGATTATACTCAATACAAAGGTTCAATGTCAACGGATGATAACTGGCCATTATGTACGGCGCCAGCTAGAATCTACACAATTGGTACACTTAACGCTGGTGGCGGTAATAGTAGTAAAATAGAAATTGAAGTTTGGGGTTCTCATAGAGGATATACAACTACTTCATATATTGAATATAAAAAATGGATAGTTTGGGTAGGTGATAGAATATCATCTAACTTGGTAATGTCAGCAGGTTCTCAATCAAATGTTGGTTTATGGAATGGTACTAACGCAAATGGTTTATTGGGTATTAATGGTGACCACGTTGCTGCAGGTTGGGTATTAAGATTAATAGTAAACCCAACTTGTGGTGCTGGGGTTGCTTATACTGTAAAGGTATCATACGCCAATTTAAATATGACGCATGGTCCATTCTCATTCACAACAACAACGGCGGCAAGTATTCCTTTAGCACCATATCACGTAAGTGGTACAACAGCAACATTCCCTAATGGGGCAAGTGTAAATGGTACATTTAATCTTGATTCTGCAACGGTCAACAATTTAAGTATGACCGGCAATTTTCAAATTAGAAATACCGAACCAACAATTACATTTAGAGATACTAACCACAATACGGCATACATTCACGTCAATAGTAATATTTTCTATGTTTTAAGAGCTGGTAATGATTCTGCACATGGTAGCTGGAGTACTGTAAATGGTTATTGGCCATTAGAAATAAATCTTACAAATAATAACGCAACATTTGGTGCAAATGTAACTGCAATAAATGATATGAGTGCGGAAAGATTTGTTGATAGAAATGACCCAACGTATTTTATTAATCCGGCTGGCGATAGTATAACAAATGGAGCATTCAGAACTGGTAACTTCTTAGGAATGAGAACTTCTTATACCATCATCGTGGGCAAGAGGTAGTGGAACATTTATGATTGGTTCTTCTCAAAACTCTGATGGTACTGGTTGGGCATATGGTACTAGATTAGCATCGGTAGATTATGGTGATGGTTTGGGATTAAGTTTTGACCCATTATACGCAGGTCCTACATTCTATAATAACGCATTATTCATAAGTGGTAGAAGTGGTAGAATAGGAAGAATTGGTATGGGTGGTGTAACGGCTCCTGATTATGCTTTGCATGTAGCAGGTACAATATATTCTGATACTGAAGTAAGAGCACCAATATTTAGAGATGCTGATGGTACAGGGTATTTTGCAAACTTTGCAGATACTGGTACTTCAATTAACATAGCAGGTTCGGTAAATGCAGCAACTTATAATAAGCCGGCAATTTTAGTAAACTCATCCGGAACAGCATCATCAGGCGCAGCATTTGCTATTCAGCAAGTAACTGGTGAAGGTTGGACTGGTATCTTTGTGGATTACGAACCATATACTGGTTGGGGATTGTATCACGATAACCCTTCAAACTATTTCTTAATTACATCCGAAGGTTCAACCGGAGCAATCGGTGGTGGAATTACTGTACCATCAAGAAGTAGTGGTAATAGAACTGCATATGTAAAACATAGATTTGACCAAAATAATGGTGACCTTTTAGTTGGTGGTGATTTGACGGTTTATGGTGGTGATATTAATATACAAAAGAGTGGTAACTACTCTTATATTAACTTCGCAGCACAATCAAATGATCCTGGTTATATTTGGCACTATGAATCATCTAACACTGCAAGAATGTTTTTTAGTGTTTCGGATGATGATGGTACAAATGACTATTTTGGATTTGGATTTAGTGGAGATAATCAAAGATTAATAATATATTCATCTGGACGTTTGGATGCACCTATAATGTATGATAGAAGTAATACTAGTTTCTATGTTGACCCTGCTTCTACATCAAACTTAGGTGAACTTCAAATAAATTCACAATTAACACTTTCTACACCGGGTGCGGCAAACTCTGTTGGTAATATCAATGCCCTTTGGGGAATGCAAAAACCAATGGGATATAAAATATATTGGGATGAGGAATTCCGTTACGGCTCTAATAGTATAAACATATACAACAATAATGGTGGTTCTGCGGTAACTCATACTAGAAGAAATAGTTCATTCGCAGATGGGCATAGTGGACCTCCAAATAGTAGTGGATATGTAATTGAAATAATGCACGCACCAACAACATCAGCAGGTACATCACCGGGCTATGGTGGTTGGTATTTCGCAACTTATACTGGACCGGCAAATAGAAGATTATTATGTATCTTCCGTATGAAGATACCTTCTGGAAGAAGTGTAGAGTGGGCATCAAACTCAATAGGTAGTGGTGGTTCTGCTAGGTGGTTGACAAGTAATGCAGGAACGGGACAATACCAAGATTACGCATTTATGGTGCATTCCGGAAATGCATCTTGGTCATCAACTCACTTCTTCTATATAGTAGGTGGAAGTTCGGCAACATTCTACACCTATTTGGCATCAGCAACGGTGTATGATTGTTCCTCATTATCAGAGGAAGGAGCAATGACATATTATGCTGGTGAATCAATGAGAGCACCAATATTTTATGACCAAGACAATACAACATATAGAGTAGACCCAACTGGAAATTCCAGAATGGGTAGAGATATTTATGTTGAAGGTAATACTGGTGGTTCATTTGGTAATAGAGTTATTGTTGGTGCAACATCAACACCATACACATTACAAGATGGTAACCAAAGACCTACTGTTTATTTAAGAGGTAACTATCCTGTATTAACATTAGACCATACTGTAACATCAAATACGAATCATGGACCTACAATTCAATTTGCACATAATGGTTTATCAAATAGACAATGGTTAGTTGGTACAACTGGTGATGGTATCTCAATGGATATTGGATTTTCTAATAGTAGTTTAGGAAATAGTGATTTCAATCCTCATAATGGTATAGCTGGTTATCTAGGAACTACCTTTATGAGATTCCGTGAAAATGGAACAATAGGATTGGGTTCAAATGGTGACTGGGGTGCTATTGGTGGTGGAGACCCATCATATCCATTAGAATTTAGAGGTACACATCTTAACTCACACGCTGCGTTATTTAGAAATAATACTAACGCTTCAAATGGTGCTGGTTTCATTTTTGTAAGTACATATGGTAACCACTCTTGGGGTATTGTTTCTGAATTCCGTATTGATGGAACTGGTGGTGATAGACCTTCTATTTTATTCTCGCAAGGATATAGTGGTACAACTTGGTCTGTTGGATTTGGATATAATGATGATAATTTCCGTATTAAACAAAACCACGGGCATAGAAATGGTGGTTGGGGTACTGATAGATTCACAATTGATACCGGTGGTACTGGATATTTCTTTGGAGAACTTCAAGCTAATCAATTTACCGATAGAGAAAATACAGCATACCTTGTCAATCCTGCCGGAACAAATAGTAGATTGAATTCTGTAAGATTAGATAATCCTAATTACACTCCATATCAAAACTATATAAATTCTGATAACGCACCAATCAAAACTTGGAATGGTGCTTTAGTTGCTGGCTCTGACTATTATGGAGCAAACACATACACTGTAATCGTAACCAATGTTCCGCAAGATTCCTATATGATGGGAAGTTTCACCATTGATTGGTTTGAAAACTATGGTTCTACAAACGCAAAAACATCAATTCAATTAGGTGGTTATTGGAACGCCGAAAGTAATAGTGGATTTATTGGATGGGAGATGACAACATCAAACCCATACATCAGACCTCAGGTGCAAGTTGCTAGACAGAACTCAACAGGTAAAACTGCGATAATTTTAACTCACTATTCTTCAAACTATTGCCAAATAGTAGCAAGAGACCTATTCTTAGGTTATAGTGGTGGTGATGAAAGTTATGGTCGTGGTTGGGAAATTAGACAGGAAAGTAGTTTAGGTGGATATTCAAACTTTGATACGGTAGTACTACGTTCAGCACCTGCTAGAGATGGTGATGGTGCAAGTGGTACATGGCCAATTAGTATTACTGGTAATTCCAATTACGCAGTGTACGCATCATATTTAAACGCAGCTCAAGACTCAGCAGATAAAGCAGATATATCAACTAGAACAAATAGTGGATTCTGGCAAACATCAGCTCCATCATCTGGTTGGTATCCTGGTGCAAGTAGCTGGCAACATTTATTATCGGTAACACATAGTAACCCTGGCAACTACTACGCAATGCAGTTGGCGGCATCGTTCTTCTCACAAGGATTATGGTATCGTTCAACAAATGGTAGTGGTGGAACTGGATGGCAACAAATAGTAACAAATAGTGGAACTTGGAGTATAAATGTAACCGGAAATGCAGGAAGTGCCGGTTCGGTGGCAGGTACATATGTTGCAAACTCTGGTGGTGGTACGGGATATATCAACGCAAATCAGATATTCAATAATATGGGTAATAACCATGGTGCATATACTGATTTTAATAGTATCGCAAACTTGGGTGTATATTATGTTCAGGGTAGTGGAAACGGACCTGGTACTGGTGGAGGTCAATACTATGGAATGACCTTAGGTTTGGGTAATGAATACGGATTCCAATACGCAACACAAATTGCATGGAATAGAACTCCAACAGGTGGTAATCCATACATTTCATTCAGATTTAGAGAAGGTAGTTCGTGGGGTGGTTGGACAAGAGCATATGTAGGATACGCTGATAGTGCTGGTTCGGCTGGTACAACAGATCAAGTTACTGTATTTGATACCAGAAGTTCAGTACAAGGACCTCAAACTGGTAATAGAAGGGTTAGATTTGATTTCCTTCAAAACTCAACCGATGGTTTGGGTGATGGTGGTACATATCACGGTGTAATGACATTCCAACAATGGCCTGATTCATCTGGTGGCGGTACTCGTCAATTAGGATTTACCGATAATAACAATCTTTGGATTAGAGGTAGTGGTGGTGGATTATCATCATATGGTGGTTGGAAGTTAATATCAGATAGTGGTAACTCTGTAACTTATACAGGTATCAAATACCATTTAACAAATAATGGTGGGCAAGCTGTAAACAATTCAAATAGTGCAATACTTCAAGCATATTCTACTGGTAATAACTCAGCATTCATGTCATTCCATAAAGGTGGTCATTACGCTATTAATATGGGATTGGATGATGATAACGTATTTAGAATAGGTGGATGGTCTGCAGGAGCTAATAGATTTGTAATGGATATGAGTGGTAACTTGACAATGGCAGGTAACGTAACGGCATATTCTGATGTTAGATTAAAAGGTGAGATTGAAACAATACCAAATGCTTTAGATAAAGTTAATAAATTAAGAGGTGTAACATTCGTAAGAACTGATAAAGATGGACCTACAGGAAAACAAATGGGTGTTATTGCACAAGAAATTATGGATATTGTGCCTGAAGTTGTAAGTAAAGATAATCTTGGTATATATAATGTAGCATATGGTAACTTAGCAGGTTTGTTTATAGAATCTATTAAAGAATTGAAAGCTGACTTGGATAGTGCTAGAGCAGAAATAAAAGAGTTAAAAGAGCAACTATCTAAAAAGTAAAATGAGTTATATTTATTTACAAAGAAAATATTATTAGTATGGCAAACACATATACATGGGAATTAAAGAGTTTAAGAAAAATGAACTCGGGTAGTTACGATAACATTATTTTTGGAACTACATGGGCAGTAACAGCTACAGATGAAGATGGCGTAACAGGTACTTTTTCTGGAGCAACACCTTTTAGAGCAGATGAAATAAATCCTGACGAATTTGTACCATATAGTCAATTGAATGAGGAAATAGTATTAAATTGGATAAAGTATTCAGTAAGTGAATCGGCAGTAAATTCTTATTGGCCCCACATAGAAGGACAAATCCAAAAACAAATAAATGATACAAAATTCCAAGTATCTACTGTTGATTATATGAATTTCCCTTGGACTCCATCGGGTTCTGGAACACCAACACCATAAATTTATTAGATATTTTAATAGTAAATGTTCAAAGCATGGATTTAATAATAGATTTGTGTTTTGAACATTTTCTTTATATTTATATAGGTAATTTGGTATTATAACCAAAACAACACATTAAATAACAAATCGGAGAAATAAAATGGCAGAAAGAATTGTATCACCTGGTGTATTCACAAGAGAAAATGACCTATCCTTCTTAGCGCAAGGAATTGGTGAAATCGGAGCAGCATTTATAGGACCTTTCAAAGAAGGACCTGCATTTGTTCCAACTATTGTGAGAAGTCGTTCAGAGTTTAACGAAATATTCGGAACTCCTGATGGCACATATTATACTGATTATGCAGTAGAAAACTATTTAAGAGAAGCTGGAACAGCAACTATCGTAAGGGTAGCAGGTGTTGGTGGATACCAACAATTGGCACCTTTGGGTATTTTGGTATCTGGTTCTACTAAAGGTAGTGGTCCAAAATTAGTAGCAACACTTCACTCAACTCAAGCGGGTGATGAAGGTGTTGGATTTGCGGTAGCATCTACAAGCGTTTCATCTAGTTTAGATGGAAGTGGAAACTTTGTATTACATGGTATAGTTCAATCCGGTTCTTCTGCACAAGCAGCTATTTCTTGTTCAATTTTAGAAACATCTACAGCTGATGTTGTTGATGTTTTTGGTACATCTCCTTTTGGCGCTAAAAAGGCATATGCATATACATACTTTAGTGATATAGCAGCAGACTTTACTGGTTCTGGTGATAATGGTACAAATATTTCTGTAATAAGTGAATTAAATCTACCAACGCAAGATTTTGCATATGATGCACAAGTAGCATCTACACCTTGGGTTAAATCTCAAAAAGACCAAAACGATAGTAGATATGACCTTTTCCGTTTCCATACAATTGGACATGGTAATGGATACAATACTAAATTTAAAGTTGGTATTTCTAATGTGAAGGCAGCTGGTGAAGATGGTTCAACTGATTACGCAACTTTCACTGTAACTGTACGTTCATTTGGTGATACTGATAAGAGAAAGAGTGTAATTGAAACTTATAACAATGTAAACTTAGACCCTGCATCTCCAAACTATATCGCTAAGAGAATTGGTGATAGATATTTCACTGTAGATACTGCAGGAAAGATTACTGAATATGGTGATTACTCTAACAAATCAAAATATATTAGAGTTGAAGTATCTGAGCAAGGTTCATTCCCAATCTCAGCAGCACCATTCGGACATGCAGCATATATAAATCCAATTAAAACTAATAACACAACTGAAGATGGTTATGTACCTGCAGTTGTTTACCAAACTGGTTCAGCAAATAACACATCATCATCTCCTGTATATTATGCTGGTTTTGATTTTGAAACAGCTGATATAGCAGTTGATAATAAAAACTATCTTAAACCAATTCCTGATGGAGCTGGTACTGGTGCAAACGTATTGTTCGCATTCGATTCTCAATTAACTTATCAAATGACCGGTTCGGCATCATCTGATATGGTTTAGAGACAATTTGTGTTAGGATTCCAAAGAGGTTTTGATGGTGTAAATCCAACTTTATCAGTTAATTTAGGTTCAAATATAGCAGCAGCAAATACACAAGGTTTGAATTGTTCTACTTCAACATCATCTGGTTCGGTAGCTTATAACAAAGCAATTGCAGCAATTTCAAACGCCGATGAGTATGATATTAATATGGTTGTAACACCTGGTATCATCAGAAGATTACACCCAGCAATTACTACAAATGTAATTGATATGGTTGAAGATAGACAAGATTGTTTCTATATTGCAGATTTCAACGCAATTGATGATACAATAACTGAAGCAACTGAGCAAGCAAATTCAGTAGATTCAAACTATGTAGGTACTTATTATCCTTGGGTTAAGACGGTAGATACAAATACAAATAAATTAATCTCTGTTCCACCATCAGTATTGTTACCGGCTGTTTACGCAGCAAACGATAGATTGGCAGCAGAATGGTTCGCACCTGCTGGTTTGAATAGAGGTGGTATCACTGGAGCAGTTAGTGTGTTGAATAGATTAACGCACGCTGAAAGAGATACTCTATATGAGAACAAAGTAAATCCAATAGCAGCATTCCCTGGGCAAGGTATTGTAGCATTCGGACAAAAGACATTGCAAGATAAGGCTTCAGCATTAGATAGAATCAACGTAAGAAGATTACTTATCACTGTTAAGAAGTTTATAGCATCTACATCTCGTTTCTTAGTATTCGAACAAAATACTTCTACAACAAGAGCTAGATTCTTAAACACTGTAAACCCTTACTTAGAAGCAATTCAACAAAGACAAGGTTTGTACGCATTCAGAGTTGTTATGGATGAAACCAATAACACACCTGATGTAATTGATAGAAACATATTAGCTGGACAGATATTCCTACAACCGGCGAAGACTGCAGAATTCATAGTAATTGATTTCAACATTCTTCCAACTGGAGCATCTTTTAACGCTTAATATGAATTTGAAGCAAACTGATATTTATTAATATAAAATAAAAGGAAAATAAAATGGCAGAGATACTAGAGTTTGATAAGATGTTCTATACGAACTTCGAACCTAAGATGAAGAATCGTTATGTGATGGAGATTGACAATATTCCATCATATATGGTAAAGGCAGCAGCAAGACCTTCAATTCAATTTGAGCCTGTTGTATTAGACCACATCAACATCAAAAGAAAATTGCAAGGAAAAGGTGAGTGGCAAGATATTACCATTACACTTTATGACCCAATTGTACCATCTGGTGCACAAGCGGTAATGGAGTGGGTACGTTTAGGACACGAATCTGTAACTGGTAGACGTGGATACGCAGATTTCTATAAAAAAGATATAGATTTCTATATGTTAGGACCAGTTGGTGATAAGATTGAGCAGTGGAAGTTAAAAGGTGCATTTATCTTATCTGCAAACTTTGGTGATGTTGCATTTGATTCTAACGAACCTGCAACTATTGAATTAACATTGGCTTACGATTACGCAATTCTTGAATTCTAATCTAAGAAAAACTATAAAAATAAAGGGATACCCAAAAAGTATCCCTTTTTTATTTTCAATTTTTTTGAATTAATGTATTTATATATACAAAAACAACTTTAGTTATGGCAGAAAACAAATTTGATTTTCCTACGGAAGTAATTGAACTTCCATCAAAAGGATTAGCATATCCAGAAGGTCATCCACTTAGAAAGGGAACAGTGGAAATTAAGTATATGACCGCAAGAGAAGAAGATATTCTTGCTTCTCAAAACCTTATTAAAAAAGGTATAGTATTAGATAAATTGTTCGAATCGGTTCTTGTTGAACCAGGTGTAAATCCGAATGATGTACTGATTGGTGACAAAAATGCAATACTCTTAGCAACACGTATTTTAGGATATGGTGCAGATTATGAAGTTGAAATGGTAGACCCATTTTCAATGGAAAAGCAAAAAGTAGTAATTGATTTGGGTAAAGTTAAAACCAAAGATACTGATGAAGATTTACTTAATGGTAATAACCAATATAAATTTATTTGTCCAACATCCAAAAAACAATTGGAATTTAAGTTATTAAATCATGGTGATGAGCAAGAAATAACAAAAGAAATTCAAGCATTAGAAAAATTAAATAAAAACGCTTCTACTGCGTTTGATGTAACAACTCGTTTAAAATATATGATTTTATCCGTTGATGGAAACAAAGATAGAGGATATATAAACAGATGGGTTGCAAATGAATTTTTAGCAAGAGATACAAAAGCTTTTAGAACATATGTAAAGAGTATTTCACCTGATTTAGATTTAACATTCAACTTTACATCAGAGGTTACTGGCGAAACGGAGGCGCTGGACATCCCATTTGGGGTTTCCTTTTTTTACCCTACCGTCTGATTATAAAATTCAACTTCATAACCAAATTTGGGAAATGGTTCAATTTGGTAATGGATTTACTTGGTCAGAAGTTTATTTTATGCCAACCTACCTTCGTAAATTTTATTTCAATAAGTTAGTTGAATTTAAGAAAAAAGAAGCAGAACAGGCCAAACAGGCCCAATCTAAAATGAAAACACCTAAAGTGAGGATGCGTTAATATCCTCACTTTTTTATTTGCCAATATTTATAGAATATAAATAGGGGAACTATGTCTAATAAAAAAATACAAAACGAAGGAATCCTTGATGCAACTGATAAGTTTATAACCGCATTTTTTGATGGTTTAAAAAAAGGAGCAGCTGATTCTATAATTAAGCAGGCTGAAAAAGCTAAATTACCTGATGATGTGGTTAAGAGAATGGAGAGAATGAAAAAAGAATCAGAAGAATTCCGTAAACAATTAAAAAAGCTGTAATATAAATGCCAACATCAGCAGATTATTTACGTCAACAAAAAGCATTACAGGAGCAACTTCAACTTAAAAAAGATATTGGTGAAGCTACTGAAAGGGAGCTTGACCAATTAACAAGAGTGGATGCAGCAGTAGAACGTCTTACAGCAAAACAAAAGAAAAAATTAGCAGACCAAAAAACAAGTCTTCAAATTTCTAAACAAATAAATGTTGAAACTGCTAAACAAGTTGGCGAATTATCTTCAATAAGTGGTGTTTATTCATCTTTAGTAAATTCTCAAAAAAGTTCATTAAAAATAGCTGAGCAAGACTTAACTAATAGAATAAAACAATATCGTGCATCTGAAAGTGAAGCAAAAATAATGAATGATACACTTTCTGATGTAAGTAAATTAAATGCATTACAACAATCATTAGCAGAAAGTGGACCTGATAATGTAGAAGCACAAAATTCAATAAGAGAACAATACGAAGCTCAAAAAAATGAAATATTAGATTCTATTAAACAGCAGAGAGCAATGGGAGAATTAACTCTAGCTCAAGCTGAAGCATTAGAAAGAATCGTTTCACAACAAGACGCAAATCTTAGTATAGCTGAACAATATGCTACAATATCGGCAGAACAAAAAGAATTAATACAATCGCAAATAGATGCCTACGATGGTATAAAAAAATCATTAAGAGGAATCGTAGGTACAGCAAAACAATTATTTAGTGGATGGCGAGGGTTTGTTGGTACTTCTTTATTTGGAGCTGGAATGGCTGCTGATAAACTTGGTGCAAATATTAAAAAGTTTGGTGGGTTCGTAGATTCGGCACAATTTTCAGCATTAGGGTTAAGTTTAATATTTGAAGATGCTGAAGAAACTGCGGCATCATTGGCACAACAATTTGGTGGATTAAAAGATGTATCATTTGCAACCCAATTGAATACAAACCTTATGGCCAATAATATGGGTATTACTGGTGATGAGGCGGCAAATGTTGTTGGTAGTTTTGCTAGATTGAATAATATGTCAGCAGATACTGCTGTGGATATGGCAGCAACTACCAAATCAATGGCTAAAGCAGCTGGTGTTCCTATTAGTAAGGTAATGAAAGATGTTGCTAACTCAACTGAAGCATTTGCTTTATATGGTAAAAATGGTGGAAAGAATATAGCTCAAGCAGCTGTAGCAGCAGCTAAGTTAGGTGTAGAAATGGATTCGATGACAAAAGTTACCGATTCCCTTTTAGATTTTGAAACATCTATAACAAATGAATTGGAATTAGGTGCGATGCTTGGTAGAAACCTTAATTTGGATAAAGCAAGAGCATTGGCATATGAAGAAGATATTGCAGGAGCTGTTGGAGCAACATTAGATGAATTGGGTGGGATAGAGGAATTCAATAAAATGGATATTTTTTCTAAAAAGAAAACCGCAGAATTATTAGGAATATCAGTTAGTGAATTCCAAAAAATGGCAGCTAACCAAGATAAACTTAGTGAAGGAACTGGTGTAGTTGAAGAAAAATGGAATACAATAACGGAAGCATTAACTGGATTTGTTACAGGCCCATTGGGTGGTGCATTGAAAGGTATGGGTGGTATGGTTATAGCAGCCGGTCAATTAAATATGGGATTGGGTGCAGTTGGTACATCTATTGGTGGAATGGCAAAAGGAACAGTTCAAGTATTGAAGAATTTAGTTTCTATGATAGCACCAACTAAATTACTTGAAGCAAGTAAAGCATTTGGTGGTGCTATTGGTGAATCTAAATTAGGAAAAGGTGTTGGTGCATTAAAAGATAAATTGATGGCAGGTGTTGGTGGTGGTGGAGTAAAACCCGAAATACCAACAGGTGGCCCTGAAAAAGCAAGTGCATTTGGTAAGATAAATGCATCATCATTAATAAAAGGAGCAGCGGCTGTAGCAATTATGGCTGGGGCACTTTGGATATTTGCTAAAGCAACACAAGAATTTGGTGATAAAGTAAACTGGCCAAATGTATTTATTGGAATTGGTGCTATGGCACTATTGGGTGGTGTGGCAGCATTATTAGGATTGGCAGGACCTATGATATTAATTGGAGCCGCTGCTATGTTATTAGCGGCAGGAGCATTTTATGTTTTTGGATTGGCATCTCAAGAAGTTGCTAAAGGTTTAGCTATGTTAGGGCCGGCACTAATAGGATTCTCAGCTGGTATGGTTGCATTTGTTGATGCCCCATATATAAGATTTGGATTAGGTATGGCAGGTCTTGCGGTGGCATTAACAACATTTGGTTTAGTAAGTCCATTTATGTTAATGGCAGCGGTAGGTATGACAGCATTGGGTGGAGCTCTTGCTTTATTTAGTGCGGCTTTACCAAATTTTGTAACTGCAGTAGGACAATTGGGTGGTGTTGATTTATCTCCATTAATGAGTTTGGCAGCAATGGCACCATTATTTTTCCTTATGGCTTTATCAGCACCTGGTATAGTTGTATTAGGAGCTGCATTTACGGTGTTATCATCGGCTATGGTTGCATTAAGTACAAGTTTACCTATGGTTATGGACCAAATATCACAATTGGTATCAATGGATTACCAACCTATATTTGGTTTAGCTGGAGCTATTAGTGTTTTAGCATTTTCTCTTTTATCATTGGCTAGTGCTGGATTATTAGCATTACCAATATTATTGGGATTGGGTGCATTAGGCGCTGCTGCTGGTGCTTTAGGATTTGGTGGTGGTGATAAAGAAGATGAAAAAATGGATGAATTGATTGGTGAGATAAAAGGATTAAGAGCGGATTTGGTTGCTGGTAAGATTGGTGTAAGTATGGATGGTGTTAAAGTTACTTCTAGAATCTCTGGTATAGTAGATAAGATAGGTTCTAACTCATATGCAAAAGTATAATAAATGGCAAGGACGATAGAAGAATTATTTAAGACGAAAGTATTGGCAGATGGTAAAACTGCCGAAAAGAAATACGATATTCGTAATTCAAAAGAACTTCCATTGAGTTCAGCAACTGGTGCTATGGGATTGCCATTTAAGGCAGTACAAATAGCGAGAAGAAATTTATCAGCAAGAACTAAAGAAACCAGAATAGAAGAAGAAGTAACTGGTGTAAGAATTATAAGTAAGTTGGGCGGACCAATTATTTATGGTACGGATATTTTCAGATTAAGTACACAAAGTACGGATATGGTTAAGACGATGAAAGATTCGGTTAATCCTACTGATGGTGGAAATGCTGGTATATTAGGAAATGCATTTAACAAAGCAAAATCAAAAGGTTTAGAATTAGCAAAGAAGATAGGTATTGAGTTTCCTGAAAATATGATTCCTACAAAAATTAAAGCTAATGATAAGTTTATAAAAGGCAAAGAATCGGATACAATGATTACTTTGGCAGAAATTAAAAAAGATGCTGCTGGTAATTTAGTTGGAAAATTATTAGCAAAAAATGCAAAAGGAACTCCTAAACAAATAGGAAACCAAGTTTTAGGTGCTGGTATTGATTTACTAAAAAAAGAAGTTAAGAAAAAATTATTTGGAGCACCAAAGCAAGGAGCACAAAACTTAGCATCAAAATCCGAAGGAGAAGTTCAGTATGATAGTACATCAAAATATTCAAATACTGTTCAACCGGCGTTAGAAGATGATTTTGTAAGTGAAAGAAATGATTTATCTTCATTATTAAAAATGAGAGATGAAGCAAAAGCTAAAAATCAATCATCTTCGCAAAATGGTGAGTCTTTAAAAACTCCACCAAAGCCTGATGCTAAAAAGGCATTGGGAAATATTAAAGCACCTGATGGATTATCACCAAAAGATACTTTATCGGCATTAAAGAAAGAAAATGAAAAAAGTGTTGCCGATGGTAGAAAAGAAGGTCAACAAAGATTAG